CTTCAGCGGCGGCAATCGTAATGTTTGTTGGTGCATTGGCTGGATAATCAACCATGATGCCAACGCGACCTACGGCAATCTGTTGTTCAACAACCTGTTCCGCAAACTCACGCAAGTTATCGCCAGAGAGCGTAATGTCATTAGCGTAAGGCTCAATGGCAGTCGGTAGTCTATACACTGGGTCTTTAGAGAATATCATGCCTGTGAAGGCGTCAAGTGTTCGTGCGCTGGCGTTAAAGAAAGCAGCACGCTCTTGATAAGTGATATACTCAACATCCGTCTGGCCTGTAAGCCTTGGCAGATAATTATTAGTATCGAATGACGGATTATAAAGGCTACCAGAATAACGTGTATTGCTAACGTAGTTCTGAATTAAAGCATCGCGGCCAGATATTACATCACGGCAACGCTTCCATTTAAAGCGATTAGCGTCATATTCGGTGTTCGTGTTGGAGACAGACATTTACACCCCAGATATTTGAGCGAAGGAAACCATTCCCCTACCGATAGCATATTTATACGCAATAAAATAGCCGATAGCATCATTCAAGTGGTCAAAGCCACTTGTTTTGTCTGGTTCGCCGTTTTTATTATAAGCCTGACGCTCTAAACCTTCAATTAAATTCGCGCATTTGTCAGGATTTACAAGCAATCGACGAACGCCTTGGTTATGAATAATCTGGTTTACAGCTATTACCCTATCTTTGACGGCTGGGTTTTTATTTGGAGCAAGCACAGTAAAGTTAGCAGAGCGAAGCAAAGTTATATCCGATAGGCTTGCGTTAATGCTTTTTGTAGCCCCACCAGAAGCATCTGGGTAAACTGTTATAGCGTGCCCCTGATAACGCTCCATTAACGCCCTAATCATTGTTGGCGTGTCTCTAATGCCAGTTAGTTCATCAAGGGCTAATGGGTTGCCGTTGCGAATAACGCATACGATGGCGCTCATATTGTTTACGTTAAAGTCTAGTCCAATGTGCAAAGGCTCCCTTGCATGGATATGCTCAAACGTAATGTTTAACTTGCGGTCAAACTCTGGGTAAACGCTGCCAGCCGTAAGGTTGACAAACTCGCCGTCAAGATAGGCTGCGAGAAGGCTGGATGAATAAGAGTTCTGAAGGTTCTTGATATAATCTTCAGGTAGGTTGGCTGCGTTATCGGATGTCTTGGCTTTATACAGCGCATAGCCTTCTGCCTTGTTCTTTACCCAGCGGTCATAAACAAAGCGAAAGCCTTCAGGTGTTGTAGCTACACCTACCGTATTGCGGACAGGCTTGCCTGATACCGTAAAAGCCTTTTGGCGGTTACGCGCAATAATCTTGTTCCAAACAGAACGTGCCTTTTCCATAGGCAATGTATCAAGTTCATCTACTACGCTATGTGCCACCTCATAACCAACGATGCGGTCAGGTTGTTCCATGTTGCGAAAGATAATGCGGCCCAGTGGCGTTTCCATAACGGCCTTTTGCTGGTTCAGCTTGAACGGGATGTCGTGCCGCTCAAAAAGCGCAGGAAAGCGTTGAAACGCAATATCCTCAATTAGCGGATATGTCGGTAGGTAATATGCTACATCCTGATAAGGGCAGTAACGCTTGAGCCGTATTATGCGTGCGATGCCAGCAGCAGTCTTCCCAGAGCCAAAGCCGCCGACAAAGGCAGGGAATGGCTCTTGGCTAAAAACAAACGCTTTCTGGCTATCCGTAAAGTTCAAAGCCAATCTTCATCCGTAATGGGCTTAAAGTGCATATTTACAGCCACTTTGGTTGGTTCGTTATAGCCGTGCATGATGTTTAGCTCTTTTACAGCAGCCGTCATGCCTGTTGAGGTCTTGGCCTCTAGTGCAATCCGATATGCGCTCATCAAGCCTTTTACCGACATTTCCCGTGTCCATAGCTGCTTTTCAACCACTTGCGACTTTAGTTCAGCAACCCTTGCTGCAACCTTGCTGTTATTCATTAGCCGCGAAGCGTTAGGGTAAACAGTCTCATCCTTCATGTTTTCAGCATCATAAGCAAAGCGATATGCGTCTGCTTGGCCTAGCCCATCTGCTATTGCTTGAGCGAAGGCCTCTTGCTTTGCGGTTAGTTTAACATCTGTCATTCTGCATACCTTGGTTTGCGATACTTCTCGTCTAGCAACATAGGAACGGCATATTTCCAATTTATTTTGTGATGAAAGCGCCTGTTGGCAGAACCCATCAATGCAACCTTACAGCAATCCGGCGCAGCCATTACGCTATAAAAAGACTTCACATATGTTCCGTAGGCTTTGTAAGCCTCAGTGTTACCACCTGCATTAGATTGCGTTTGAAGCTGCACAACGTTGACCTCAGCAATTTGGAAAAATAGCTTTCCTATCTTACCTTGTGACAAATATGTGTTCACATCGTCATTCATGCGGCCCGTGAATAATGTGTCATTTGCTGGGTTCTGATTAACCTTAAACACAAAAGTGTTCATAGCCTTTCTCTTATAGCTAACATGATTGAAGCTCCTTGCTCCTCCCATGTGGTCTCCGCCCTGACAAAATGCTATCGTGGTGACATTGGTTTCGTCTAAGCAATCAATCATCGCATTTAATATATCATCGAGGTTTTTCGGCTGCATTCCTTTCAAGACTTTTTTGTCTATATGCCTATATTGGAAGCTAGTATAATCGTCCTCATACTCGAAGAAGTAATCTAAGCCCAATTCCCGCGCTATGTCGTAACAGGCATTACGCGCATAAACGATAACTTTATTGCCATCGAAGTTATCCATTATGTCGAATTTTTGCTCATAATCTTTTTTGCTAAAGACAATCACCTCGTCTTTATATTTAGCTTGGTATTGGCTTAACGTCTTATCCTCATCATCCACTATGATAAAAATTTTCCCCGTGTAACCTTGGTTGCGTAATGTCCTATAAGTGATGACATTATCCGGCCTTCCGTGAGAAAGGATAAAGACGGCGATGTTCTTATTTGCACTCATTTTTAATTTTCCGGCTGCTGTAGCTATGCTTACGCTTCAGATAGACAATCTCCTTGTCCATCTCCTCGATTTTGTCCTTTAGCTCCCAGTCATCGCTTTTATGGTCTTCGCCAAGGAAGTAGACATCATAGTCTAAAGACACGAAAATATCCTTATCCTTTTCGATATTCTCATAAGGGATAACTTCATCTACCCACTTTACAGCCCTTAACTGCATATAGCGTTCATAGATTGATTGCTGTGGGCTTTTGTAGCTAGGCGCACAATGCAATCCTACAATCAAAAAGTCGCAATGCTTCTTAGCTTCCTCAAGGGATAAGACATGGCCGGAATGTAGAATGTCTGCGACCATCGGGAAGAAACCAATTTTCATTTTCTTACTTTCTAAATGTATTGAACCAACCTTATACGCTTTGCAGTTCTTTATATGCAAATCATAGTAAGCTTTATGAAGCGGAGCCTTTGGAAAATCAAAAGCAAAAAATAGCATTTTAATGGTGCCGCTGTGAGACACTATAAGAATTTTCTTATTTTTATATTTCTTTTCAGTTTCGTCTATAAACTGCTTTACTCTCTCATAGAATTTAACCTTACTTTCGATATTGAATTTTTTAAGCAAATTAATGTCTTCATTTTTTAGCAGCTTTTCACTGTTTAAATGTTTACCTTCGAGCAATCCCTTGCTTAGTTCCTTTAGCCTATCATCATACAGGATTTGCGTATTTTTATGGTGGCGCAATATACTGAAGGCAGTGGACTTAGCTCGTTGCAGCGGGGAGCATAAACACAGGTCGAAAAATTCACCATTTAGTTCATTAGAGATTTTTGCCGCTTGTTTTACGCCAGTGTAATTTAGAGGGATGTCATACTGCCCGTGCATTATCCCATTTTTATTCCAATATGTCTGCCCATGACGGACAAAGGTGTAGTCGTTATTCATCCTCGTCATCTTCACCAGATGGGAACATATTGCTAATTTCATCTGTTAGCTTGGCGAAGCCATTTGTTATCGCTTTATCAAAGTCAATGATAACCAACGCGCTATTCTCCATAAGCTCTTGACAGTCTGCCGACGAGTGAGCGTAAAAATTAGCGACTTTTGCATAATCAAAAACGATATGACGCGAAGCTGCCGCCATTAAAAAATGCTTTTCTTCTTCGCTAACGTTGCTGGCCTTAATAGCAGCAATCAAATCAACCGCTTTCGTATTGTCATACAATTCTTCTACCGATGGCTTTTCACCTTGCGGTTCGTAAGTCGGTATTTTAACTTTGTCAGTGTAAGGATTGTCTGCATCTCCAGATGGCTTTGTCTCTAGCAATCCATCTAAAAAGTCCTCATCAAATCCTAATATGTCTAGGTTAAAGTTTTCTAGGTCGAGGTCTTCAATCTCTGCCTTCAGCAAATTCATGTCCCACCCTGCATTTAAGGCAAGCTGGTTATCGGCTATCACTAGGGCGCGTTGCTGTGACTTGCTAAGGTGGTCAAGCACAATGGCCGGCACTTCTTCCATGCCAAGCTTTCGTGCCGCTAATAAGCGCCCATGTCCCGCAATGATAGTGTTATCACCGGAAACAAGGATTGGGTTTGTCCATCCGAACTCTTTAATGCTGGAAGCTATCTGCGCAACCTGTGCATCACTGTGCGTGCGGCTGTTAGCTGCATAAGGGATTAACTCCGCAACGCTGCGCTGTTCAACCTTAGGTGCATCAATCATTAGTTTCTGCCTTTACTTGGTCATAGCCTTCCAGCCAATCTTTGCTGCGCCGTGTGTCCCGTGGCAACCCGAATATTGCAGCTTCACGGCCAGCTTGGAATTGCAATATGTTCTCAGCCATAATGTTTCTTTTAACCTCTAGCTCAATTAATTTGGTAAGGTTACTTTTACCTTTTGGACGGCCCTTTGGGTTACCTGATTGCCCAGCCTTAAAACGAGTGTTTATTGGTGGCTTACCATAGCCTACCTTACCATCGTCCTTGTTGGCTGCGCCATCTATAATCTTTTTACCGTCCTCAATCTCAATTAGCTTGGCAAGGTAGTGCTGGCACTTCTTTAGGTCTTCAATGCCATTCTTGTCCATATACCTTGCTAAGTATTTTATACAATTCCCGTGCAGATAACCAGAGAATGCTTCTTTAGTCATCCATGCTTGCATAGCTTCCCAAGGCTGCACAGCCTTTAATGCGTAGTGGTCACCGCCTACCTGATAACTATTCGTCTTCATAATAATCATCCTCAAACGGGTCATAACCCTTTAGCATGGCATCAACTGCAACCATTATAGGGCCAGTAATGTTTATCTTGCCAGCCTCCATCTTCCGAATTGTTGTGCCACCATTAGCTTCCGACAGGCGCAATGCAGCAGCCATATCGTTTATGCTAAAGCCCATGCTATGACGGGCCAGCTTTAGTTTTTCGGGGGTCATGCCTCTGCCTTACTTTTTTGCAAAGAATGAACAATAGTGCTGTGGTCGCGGTTCATAATACGTCCAATCTCTGTAGTAGAGTAGCCCTTTTCACGCAGCATAACAGCACATTTACGCCGCACTGCAACCAGCTTTTTCATGCGGTTCTTGCCTATTATGTCTTCCGCCGTGTATCCATACACTTTAGCAATGGCTTCCATTTCCATAATATTGGATTGCCTCGGCGTCATTCCGCGACTGTCAACAAGCACTATTTCTTCTTCTTCTTTCCAAAATTCATCATCAAACATTTTATGCTCCCTCTACATTTACGAAATAATAACCATCACCTTTGACGGAACCGCCTTGAGCAAACTTTCCTTGCCAGCCCATTTTACGGCGCAAAGTTAGTGCTGCTATCGCATGGTTTTGGGCGGTGTTTAACTCATAGTCATAATTAACTATAACGCTTCCTCCCCATGCAGTTGCTTTGATGCGACTGTTTTTTCTGTCAGTGGCTTTAAGATATTTTGTTTCGATTGCTTGAGTGATAAATGTCATTTTATATCCCCTTAACCTTGCAATAATTGATTGGAGCGCATTTCTTCGTAGCGGTAGTCCGCTTCGTTATCAGGGCATTCCCATTCTGTTTGCCAGATTAGTTCTTGTAATGTGCCGGAGGCGTCATCGTCGTAATCGACAATAGCGGTTAGCAGTTCAATTTCTTGCTCATCGCTAATACCAAAAGCCTTGCCGTTAAAAGCCATAGCATAGCGCGATGCTACCCATTTGGCTTTCTGGCGCTTATGCTCTGCCGTGTAAGCGTTTAGGGCGTCGATAGCCGCTTGTGCTAGGTCTGTGAGGTTCTGGCTCATGCTGCAAACTCCTTATCAACCCATGCCTGACGGCGAGCATCAGCACGTTTATTATATTCATATACTTCGTATTCATCAGCGGACAAACAGGCATCAAGATGGCTTTCGCTGGCATAGGTAAGAAATCCATTATCTAACCGCAAAAGCATATTGCCGTCAGTTTCCTTAACCAGATGCCAAGCGCCGTCCGCTTTTACCTTCACATAGTCTCCAACAAATATAATCATTTTATTTCTCCGTATTGGCGAGGCTTGGCCTCTGGTGAATAGGGGCCGAAGCCCCCGTTAAATTAGATTTTGTTATAACCGTGCTTACGCAAGTCGTTAATCATCCAAGTAGCGCCATTAACGATAGCAGAAATTCCGCCTTTTACTTGAGTTTTAGTGCGGCTGCTAAAAACAAAGTCGCCATCGGCATCAACTGCTTTCCAGCCTTGCCATGTCTTAGCGATAGTGAAGCCTTTGTATTTTGTGCTTTGTGATACTGCTGGCATTATCAGTCTCCTTGTTGGCGGGGAAAATCCCCTTGCTGATACTCATTCTATAATAGCAGTAAATTTAAAAGAAAAGCGTTTTTTTCATTCATAATGCGATTTATCAATTTTTTTGTCGTTTAGCGTAATTAATCGATTCTAACGCCCATGCCTCTGGCGCTCCTGCATACTGGCCCTTGGCCCAATGCTTGCGGATGTCATCCATTGTTAGCTGCCCTGATTGATACTTGATAAGGTCGCACATTAATCTGGTGGCCGCGCTATTTGTGCTTTGTGCCAATTTCCAAATTGCTCCTTAGGTCTGCCAGTTCCTCTGCCGTGACATATTCAATAAGCGGCACATAGTCGCGCTTGTGTATCTGAATGAGATATTTTGCCCTGCCTATTCTCCGCCGCCTTCCGTAACCTTCCTCTTGCACTACCGTATCAATCTCGGCTGGCGTTGGCATAAACTTGCAAGTGCGTAACAGTTTAATGAATGCACTGCGTAAATCCACCAAGGGATAAATGCGAAGGGTTATCCAATAAAGTTCCAGACGTTCCGTTTCTTCCTGAATGCTGCGCTTCTGATTTGCAGTCGCCAATGATAGTTTGGCAATCATCACTTCAACCTGTTCGCGCTCTGGCATGGGTGGCCGTGCGGCATCCACAAACTGTTGCAATACCTCTGCGGTTTTAGGCCCAATCGTCGGCAGATGGTCGCCCATTAGAAGTTCGTCTAGCTTGGCTGGCAAATACGGCTCTAACCATTGGGTTGGTTGGCTCTGTTGGCTTGGCACTATTTCCTGCATTTTGCGTTCCTTTCGGCTCGTAAATATCAAGCCAGCCGTTAATTGTCGAACGGTCTAGCAATTCCGCTATGTCATGACCATTAGCCCTTATAGCATCTAGCTTGTTGATTGCCCTATTGGTTGCTCTATCAGTCAATGGGCGTTTGCGCTGCTTCCGCATATCTACCCAACCCTGCCAAGCATCTATTGGCATCCAATCGGGAAGCGGCTCTTTTATACACTTGGTGTTTAATTGATGTATAATTAATGTATTGGGTGCATCTGGTGCACGGGTCTCATGCATCTGGTGCACGGGTGGTGTGTCTTTAATGCACGGGTGCATTTCATGCACTGGTATGTTTATCCAATACTTATTGCCCTTGCCAATGACTTCTTCACGGCGAATAAACTGCGTTTCCTCAAGCGACCTAATCGCCAGTTGGACTGCCCTTTTTTTCAATGATGATTTTTTTGCAACGCGCTCAATGGAAGGCCAGCATAAACCTTCGTCGTTTGCCCAATCTGCCAAAGCTAGCAGAACAAGCTTTTGCGTAGATGATAGGTCTTCCCTATCCCATACTGCTGTCATTAATTTTATACTCATAACGCAAACCCTTGCGTCATAGTTCTGTGGCGTGTATTACTCATTGCAGCGATGCCTCCTGTTACTAGGCGTTGTTAGAGCGGGTTGAGTGCCTTTCCTCTCTTGGGCACTCCCCGCTTGCTCTCCATAACCGCATTCCGTGATTTATAAAAGCGATTTTTATCAAGCATTGACCGCTGATACGCTGATAGCGTATTAACGGCATTGGTATTCTCCTTACCAAACAAACTTGGGTGGCTTAGGTCACCCATTTTTTTACTTTGTTTCGCGTAAAAGGTGATTAGGAAAAAGCGCAATAAACACAGCGCGGCGCAGGGGCCAATCCCGAACAATTACGCCCTTAACGTCCTCTGTGACCCATATGCCATTTTCGTTATATTCAAAGTCAGACTTGTAGCCCACGCGCCTACCATTGGGATGCTTTAGCTGACGGCCATTGATGACAAACCAGTATTGAGGATGCACCGTCAGTTCAGTAATCTCACCAGCCGCTTGCATTAGATGCAGTTCATTACACCTAATGGCTTCCCGTTTGCTGTCATGAGTATGACCAGCATTGCACTGCGACTTAATTGCCCGATACTTGCCGAAGCGTTTCATGCGTTTAATTTGCTCTCAATCAAACGGTCTAGTGCGTCATTGGCTTGCAACCATGCAGCCAGAGTTGGTTCGCACCTGTCAGTCTTCCAGTTTGATAGCGTGACACGGGTAATGCCAGCTTCGTTGGCTATCTGGTAAGCCCTTATTTTATGCAGCTTTGCTACGGTAAAAAAGTCGGCAATCGTTTGTTGAACAGTGGTCATGTTAAACTTTCTTTCGGTTGATAATAAAAAACGCTTTTAATCTTATGCAAATTGATTACAAGGGGTTTGGCAAATAAAAGGAGATACCACAATGCCAGTGCATAAAAAAATCAATGAGGCACGAGTTGCCTTCCATGCTTTACCGCTTAAAAAGTCAGGTCATAACACGTTTGCGGGTTACAAATATTTTGAGCTATCGGACTTTGTAATTCCCGCCCTTCGCATTTTTAACGATGTCGGGTTGTGCGCTATTATCAGCTTTTCCGAAACCACAGCTTCAATGCACATTGTCGATGTTGAGGATGGCACGCAAGTTATCATTCACAGCCCAATGGGTTCAGCAAATCTTAAAGGTTGCCATGAGATACAAAACATTGGTGCTTGCGAGACATACAGCACCCGATACCTCTGGACAGCCGCGCTTTGCATCGTCGAGCATGACGCTTTAGATGCTACGACAGGCAAGAGCGAACCAGCGCCACGGGATAAGTTTATTAGCAAAGCGCAGTTTGATGAATTGCAAGCCTTAGTAGACAAGACCAACACCGACAAAACCTTGCTCTGCAAACATTATAAAATCGACTCACTTGCGGAATTGCAAGAAAGCCGCTTCGATATAGTCAAGTCTACATTAGAAAAGAAGCTGGCATGACAGACGCAGCTATTATCCAACGCAGCCCAGAATGGTTCGCAGCACGTTGTGGAAGCCTTGGCGCTTCCCAACTAGCAGACGCCCTAGCTAAGACAAAATCAGGCTGGGGAGCGTCACGCGCTAACCTTCGCGCCAAGCTGGTGGTCGAACGGCTAACAGGCCAGCAAGAAGAAAGCTTCACCAGTGCAGCAATGCAGTGGGGAGTAGATAAGGAAGAAGAAGCACGCATCGCTTATAGCTTCCTTACAGGGCGTAATGTGGTTGAGGTGGGCTTGTATAAGCACCCGACCATTATTGGCTCTCACGCCAGCCCAGACGGGCTTGTGGATGACGATGGATGTCTAGAGATTAAATGCCCTAATTCAGCCACTCATATCGAAACGCTAAAAAGCAATCAGGTTTCCCATAAGTATCTTTTGCAGATGCAATGGCAGATGGCTTGCGCTGACCGTCAGTGGTGTGACTTTGTGAGTTTCGACCCACGGATGCCAGACCATCTTATGCTTTATGTGCAGCGTATAGAGCGTGACAGCGATATGCTGGCGATTTTAGAAGCGGAAGTTAGCACGTTTCTTTCAGAGGTAGAAACTGACGTAAAAAAACTAAATGAAATTGGAGACGCATAATGGCACAAATGGATAGAGTTTTATCGCACCTTAAAGAAAAAGGCACAATTCAACCATTAGAAGCGTGGCGCGACCTTGGCATTTATCGCCTTAGCGCCGTGATTTATGACTTGCGGCAGGAAGGCCACAAAATAGATACAAAGCGCATTGAAGTGGTTAATCGCTTTGGTGAGCCACTTCTAATTGCAGAATATAGCTTAGAGCTAGAAAATGCTGCCTAATCGTATTGCAAAGAAACCAAAGCGGACAGCGCGGTGGCGCTCAATAGGACACCTAAACTTTATTAGGGGATTTCATTGCAGCATTAATGGCTGTCAGGATATGCCTATTGAATGCGCTCATGTCCGTTTTGGCAGCAACACGGGGATGGGACAAAAGCCAGATGATTGGCGAGTAGTTCCATTATGTCGAACGCATCATATTCAACAGCATACGGTTGGTGAGCAAACATTCTGGAAAGGCATTGACGTTGAAGCTTTGATTGAAGCGTTTTGCAAAGCCAGCCCAAAGGCTCGTGAAATTAAAGAGGCGCAAAGCACATGACGCAAACAGTTTGGCTTCGCGGTGAGCATCAAAGACGATTAGCCCACCAGCTTATCGACCATGCTCCAGTAGATGCAGTTGTTAAAGTCAGTGCCGCCAAGCGCAGCGATGACCAGAACGCAAAAATGTGGGCTATGCTATCTGATATTAGTCGAGCAAAGCCAGAAGGCAGAATGCACATACCAGAAGTGTGGAAGTGCATCTTTATGGCAGCACTAGGGCATGAAGTTAAATTTGAAATGGGGTTGGATAACCAGCCCTTCCCGATAGGGTTTAGAACATCAAGGCTAACCAAGCCAGAGATGTCAGACTTGATTGAGTTTATTTACGCATACGCAAGCAAGCATAATATAAAATGGAGTGAAGAATATGAGTGATAATACCGACGATATGTTGCGCCTGTTGATTGAGCGCATTGAACGCATGGAAATTGAAAAGAAAAGCGTTACAGATGACATTAAAGACATTTACGGCGAAGCAAAATCGCACGGATATGACGTTAAAATCTTGCGTGCCGTTATACGCCTTCGTAAGATGGAAAACCATGAACGAGCAGAATACGAAGCCCTGCTTGAAACATATATGAACGCACTAGGCGGTTAAGGGGAATATTATGCAGAATATCACAATATCTGGAAACATTGGCAAGGATGCTGAGTTGCGCGACACTCGCGACAGCAAGGTTCTTAGCTTTAATGTTGGCGTCAAGAACGGGTTTGGCAAAGATGCTGGCAGCGTTTGGTATCGGTGCAGCTTATGGGGCAAGGCAGCGGAAGTGTTTGCTGGTAGCTTAAAGAAAGGCACTAAGGTCTTTGTATCTGGTGAGCTTACGCACGACGAATACGAAGGCAAGCCGCAATTCAATGTGCGCGTTGGTAGCATTGACACAGGGCCACGCTCTGATGCTGGCACAGGCAATCCAACTAGAGCCATTGACCCTGACAGCGCATGGGATAACGCAAAGGATTTAGATGATGACGTGCCATTCTGAAATACTAGTAAAAAGGCGGCAGGAGTTGCCTACGCGCCTTAAAAACATTCCGCCATCGTCTGAATTTTTAGAACGTCGATACAAGCAAAGTAATCAAGCTACCATAGATAGCTCCACGGCATTGCTGAAAGCGCAGCTAAAGGCTGGGCATCATACGCTAACTAAAGAAAGCCTAATGGCGGTAATCAAAAAATACGGGTGGCAATATTCTCTGCAACCCACGTTATTCTAAGCCAGATGGCGGGTGGCAATGCGCTTCCCGCCATTATTTTTGCACAATATGAAAAAAACGCTTTACATATAATTATGGCCTTTTTATAAGAGGGCATCAGCAAGGGAATAGTCCCGCCATTTAGGAGACTGATTATGAAACTTACAACCAACCAAAAAATAGTGCTGACGCAAGCTTGGCACAGCGGCGACGAACCACAGGACTTTGTTGCACGGTGGGGCGTGACCGACAGTGGAATAACAAGAGCAGTTAATGCTTTAATTTCCCTTGGCCTTTTGACGCAGGACAAAATTATAACCGAATTAGGTGAAGAAGCTTTTTGGCAAATTTCCAGAATTTAGGAGGCGTAAAATGACTAAAGTAACAAAGCTTCAATTTTGGGCAGTGACCGCATGGCTCACGCTATTGATAATTATGCTGATAACAGAGAGGACATTTTAAGATGACATTAGTAGAGCTTAGAAGTGTAGTTGCTGACCATGTGGAAATGACGCATGGTAATGTAGAATTTATCCGCCAGATTAGAGATGGTGAGCAGGATGATGGCCCATTTATAAAGGGCGCTTTAGCAGTGTGGGCAAAGTTTATGGAAGGCTTGCAACCAGCACCAGAGGTATTGGCAGATGATTAAGGCAAAACAAGCAGCCCCTATGGGCAAGACCTACCGTGTATCATCAGACAGCGCATGGCCGCTTAGAGGCTTAGACGGAAAGACGTATGCCGAAAGACGCGCAGAGCAAGAAAAGGCACAGAGCAAATGAGCCGCCCAATGACATACCCAATGGGAAGAATGGTTGTTGGTGATGTAGAAACTATGCCAGCAACGGAAAAGGGTTGGGCAAAGCGAACCAGCCGAAACGTGTCACAATATGCGATACGACATGGCAAGTGCTTTAAGTGCCGCACTGTGAATGGTGTTACTTTTATCACTAGGTTAGGATAAGAAGTAAGGCAAATGAGAGAAACCGCACAACAGCATATCATGCGTATAGGCAAAATGGTGGACAAAGGTAGAAATAAAGGGAAAAAGCAGATGATGATTGATATAGACGTAAGCCAGTTAGAAGGCATAGTCCGCGCATGGCTCAAAGATACGATAGAGACAGTGCATTATAACGCATCTCAAAACTACGTTCATCCAGAGGATGACAAAGATTACAAAAAAGACATTAAAGCTTTAAAGCGCATATTGCATTACATTGGTGAAGATTAATCTATCTCCAGCATTTCGGTGGTAATCATTACGCGACCAACAGCGCCATATTTTTTATGGTATGTAATGGCCCACGCCGCCCTATCAGCAATCCAGCCACCACGGGCGGCATAAGCATCCCTAGCAGCTAGTGTTGGATGCTGGACTACCGTAACCCCATTATACTCTTTTTCGTCCCTGTGGTGGCGATGTCCACAATGTATCTCGCGGCGGGTAGTCCTGCCCCATTCTTGCGGAAACTGTGCTGCAAACAGCAGCGGTAGGCTCTCGTTCTTGACCTTGTGGCCGTGATGAACGCCAAGCATAGTAGCGCCCCATTCAAAGACGTAGAATGGCAAGACAGCATCGCTAACACTAATGCGCGGTTCTTCTTCGTAATGCACAGCAAAAAGGTCTGACAGCCAGCCAGCACTTTCTTCGTCGTGATTACCTTCTGCAATAATCAAATGCACTTCTTGATGGCGCTGCAATGACATTGCTACCAGTGAACGTATAACGCGAATAGCTGACTTGCGGAGTTTAGGAAATCGAGTGTCAGCATCTAAAACATGACGGGACACTGGAGTAACTGGTATCTTGCCATCCGTATGAAGAAAGTCGCCTTGGATGTTTAAGACAGCAGTGTGAGCCTTGGGGCTTTGTTCTATCATTTGCGCTAGAGCGGCAACGATAGTTTTTTCTGCAATAGATACATTCCAATCACTGCCGCCCTCTTTATGCCATGCCAGCATTCCAAGATGGTAGTCAGTGAACGTGTAGAGGTTGCACAGATGCTCCTCACAGCCCTGTGGAGCAACAATAGGGCTGGCTGGGTCTATACTACTCTTAAAGCCTTCTACAGCCTCCTGCATCGCTTCTATGGCGGCTTGATGGCTAAGTGATGCCTTTACCCATTGTCCTGCCGCTTTGCCTTCAGCATTATAATAGGTGCTGACGCCCTTAGCTACATAGCCTTCAGGTACAGGTCGGGTGAAATCGTGCTCTGGTGCATAGCCAAAACGCGCCGCTTTCTTTTTGACTGCAATGTAAGCATCGCTTGCAGCGCCGACATTAATGCCTAGAGCTAGTGACGCAGCCTTTGCGCTTCCATGTAGGTTAATTGCTTCCAGCATCTCGCGTTGGCGAGGTGTGCAATATTGAAACAGCTTTTCGTCGACTTGTAATGCAAAAGTCATTGACTTGCCTTTCGGACAATCATGTTTGCATCTAAGTTATTTTATAGATGCAGCATCAATCCATGCCTTAACTGTCAAAT